TAGGAAGTGCCTCTTTTGAATAAGAAACGAAATTAGTTTCTAGTTTTAGTCGGTGCGCGCCAGGAGCTGCGCCGTTTGACAAATCAGCAGAATTATCATACAACGAAGAATCAGCAAATTCGTCTACTACTGTTTCAGTTGTTTCCATACCAACAACGATGCCATTAGCAGCAGAAGGACCACCAGCTGAAGGATTTAGAATTAGAGTTTGTGTATCTGTCTTTACGAAGAAACCTTTTTGATACACAATACCTTCTGAGATGCTTAAAGCATAAGCATTACCGACAGCAGTGTATCTGCCATCACCAGGAGTTGTAAGAACAGTTGTATTTGCTAGATTGTTGCTAAAATTAAGATTAATAGAAGAAACAGTAGTGCTTACAGCCGTGTTAGATAGCAATTGAATTGTTTCTCCAACAGTAAAGTCTTTTCTAACATTTGTAATAGTAATTTCGTTAGAAGTAGTGTTAGCAGCTGTAATTAAACCACGAGCATCAGAAGTTGTACCTCTAATTCTGCTGTTAACAGAGAAGTTGGTAGCATTAGCAACAGTAATAACTGATGTTCCGAGATATGATTTATCTTCGCCATAAATTACAATAGTTTCGCCCTCTTGGAATCCTGTAACACCGTTCCTACCAGTAGAAGTATATTTTACAAAAAACTTCGATGGGTCTGAAGTTGCAGCAAAGCCAAGTTCGCCTTTTAGAATTCTAGCTTGAACGCCAGAATTAGCACCATAAAGGATTGCTCCAACATAAGAAGTATTGGAAACATTAAATGTAGTAGAATCAGGAACAGCAACGTATACAGCATCAGGAATTACTGTCGGAGCACAGCCCTTGATGATACTGCCTTGCTTAAATACACCGTCGCCAAAACGCTCAATCTGATTCTGCAGAATACTCTGTAGCTGAGTTAATTCTCTAGCCTGAACTGGGAATGATGGTCTAAACAGTACTCTATGAAACTTCTTTGTTTCATCAAAGTCGTCATAGTATGGTGCCGACGCTAGTGTTGTATTTGCAATATCAGCTGACATTAATTTGCTCCGTTAGAATCTTATTACTAATTTAACTTGTTCTTTATTTGAAGTAGAACGAGAAACTTCTTGAATGTTTTGGACATATAATATGTCACCAGAATAGATAGCTAGGTTTGCTGCAGTGTTTCCGCTAGAAGCGATTCTCTGTGCGCCATTCGCGCCCTGTAAAACTTCGCCAGACTGAAAAGTACCATTGATACCAGTCATTATCATAACAGAAGAGTTTGCAAACGCATAGCGACCAGAAGCGGTAGAAATACTACCTGTTACCACTTCACCATTCGCATAAGTTCCTGTTCCAGAACCTGTTATATTTATAGTACATAATTGATTAAATGTGTCTGCAGCATATAAAGTTCCGTTAGAATATGTTGGATTTTTTAACAAACCAACAGTTCTATAAGTCACGTCTGCGTTAAAAGTATTGGCTCCGACATATTCATCAAATAAACAATGCACGCCGAGCGCATCGCAGTATAATTCATCATAAACATCACTACCGTGTCCATTAGCTGGAGATATAATAGCTCTCAATTCACCGCCAGAACCAAGGTTTGTTCCAGCAGTTACAGTAACAGTAGCGTCTTTATAACCAGTACCATATCTAGCCATATTAACACGTGTAATGGCACCAGTTGTTGAATTCATCTCAGCATATGCAGAAGCATTACTGCCAGTTCTAGAAGTAATTGTTAACAACGGACCAATAGAATAGGTACAGGTATTTGATAAGAATCCAGATGGGAACGAGTCAGTTATTGTAATACCATACGCAGTATTAGACGCGCCAATCTTACGCACAAAGGTAAGTTTCGTAATTGGATTTATCACAGTAATCGCGCTATCTCTGTAATAGTTTGAAGTTGTATTTGCTGTGTTTTCAATAATTACCACACTGTTATTACCAGTCGTTGTAATAGTACCAGTATGATTTGGATAATTTAAGCCAGAATCTTCAACATTTATATGAAATATTCCACCATTTACTGCTGCATTAGCAACAAGCGCGTCTGGTGTTACAGGAATATATTCGTTTGTTGTAAACTTTAGATTATCAGATTGAGCGACAGTATACATGTACATCCACTTGTAATTGTCTGCTGTCTGAAATGGCGTTCCAATATAAGTCGCGCTCTTTGTTGGTTTTACAGTAGAGTTCGCGCCACCGTTATTTGAAATACATTTAAATACGTCGCGTGTATCAGTAATGACAAAAAAATCAGTATCTTTTAATTCAACTTGATCGTCATACTGAGTGTAAACTGTGTCATTAGTCCATGTATATTTTGGAACCATTCGTTTAAAGTTTGGTTTTTTACCAAACATCATTTCGTTCCAAATATTGTAAAAAGAATCAGTTTCTGATTCTACTTCAGCCGCAACATCGCTTGTTGGGTATTCAGATTGTTTACCAACAAACACATAGAAGTTATTTTCATTCTCAAAAGAAACGTTGACTCTTAAACCAGTACCACTTCCGCCAGTCGCATAGATAGCAGAATTAGGAACATTATTGTTATAAACACCTTTTGTGACTAAAGTAACATCTGTTACAGGTCCAGTAGCGGTTGTCACTGTAAAAGTAGTTCCGCCGAATAAACTTACAGTTTCTGCATTAACATAGCCTGTACCAGCTGCGCTAACAGCGAGAGCAGAAACTTTCTGATTATCAACAGAATTGATAAACTCATCTATTGTATTTCTTTTGAATTTAGATAATAGCTTACTCATTTATGTACCTTATGGGTTTGTGTTTAGCACTGTGTCAATGACAGTGTCAAAAACGGTATCTGTATCAACAACTGTTACATAAGCAGTAGCTGACGAAGTATTTATAGCGGTTGATGTAGACTTCTGAGTGTTAAACTTAGTAGAAATCGCTGTTGTATATTGCGTAGCATTCAACACAGTTCCAGTCAAATTAAACAGCGTATCTGTATAGAACTTAGTATCGAACGTTGTATTCTTCGTAGTTGTAGTTTCTTTGGTGGTAGAAATCGTAGTATCCAAAGAAGTATCGTACACTGTTACAATAGTGGTTAAGCTCTTAGTCTGAGTCGCATAGGTTGTAGACTTGCTAGTATCGGTAGCGAATCCAGTAACAATAGTGGTGTCATATACCGACGAAGTCGACTTGCTTGTCGCGGTAGCATTAGTCGTGTCAGTATTAAAGACAGTCGATGTAGATGTAGAGGTTGCAGTAGACTTGGTTGTATCTGTATCAAATACCGTACTGGTAGACTTGGTTGTAGCAGTATCAATTGCCGTATCAGTATTAAACACAGTCGTTGTTGATTTCGAAGTTGCAGTCGCTATATTCGTAGCAATCTTAGTATCGGTTGCTACACTCGTTGATGTTGAATATGCAGTAGCAGTATCGTAAATAGAAATTGTTTCATATACTGTTGAGAAAGTCGAATCAGTCTGAACAATCGTTGCTGTATTTATGGTAGTATCAGTAGACTTCGATGTTCCTTTTACAGTTTCGAACGTAGTCCCTTTGCTTGTGGTAGTCAAGAACACAGTATCAAATATCGACTGAGTATTGTAAACAGTAATATATGATGTTAAGGTATTGAATACGGTACTGGTTAGAGAAGAAGTTAAAGTAGACTTGCTTGTCGAGCCAGTTGTGCTAATAGCAGTATCGCGTCCAGTGTTTGTTTGGAACGCTGTAACTGTATCAAATACCGTTGATGTAACAAATGTAGTGTTAAATGCAGTCGTAGTGTCAAACACCGAGGAAGTAGTTTTACTTGTTTGAGTTAGTGCAGACGTATCAAACGTTGTAGTTGTAGCGAATACTGTATTAAATGCGGTTGTGGTATCAAAAACTGTAGCATAAGTTGTCAGCGTTGCATAAATTGTAGCAAATCCAGTCGTGGTCGCATATGCGGTAGCACGAGAAGTAGCGGTTGCTTTGTTAGTATCATATGCAGTTTCAAACGCAGTCGAAGTATCGAACACACTGGTTGTTGACCTAGAGGTACTAACCGTAGTATCTGTTGATTTGCTAGTACCAGTAGACTTAGAAGTTAAAGCAGCAGTTTCTGTCGCCTTAGAGGTAGATGTCGCTTTAGAAGTCGACACCACAGTATCAAACGTTGTATCATACGTAGTTACATAAGTCGTGGTTGTATCAAACAACGTCGTAGTTGTACGCGAAGTACCTGTTGCTTTTGAAGTAGAACCAGTTGTATCAAACGCAGTTATAAACGCCGTCGTTGTATCAAATATCGTTGTTGTGTCAAACGTTGTGGTTGTAGCAAATCCAGTTGTAGTTCCACGAGAAGTACCTGTTGCTCTGGAAGTCGTTGCGCTTGTGGCAAACACAGTGGTAAATGCGGTCGTCGTACCAAATCCAGTTGTAGTTCCACGAGAAGTACCTGTTGCTCTGGAAGTCGTTGCACTAGTTGCGAACACCGTATTAAATGCGGTCGTGGTACCAAATCCAGTTGTAGTTCCACGAGAAGTATCAGTATTCCGTGATGTACCTTGTGAAGTATCAAACGTGGTATTGAATATCGTAGTTGTACCATATGTGGTCGTACGAGAAGTATCAGTAGAACGAGAAGCTAAAAACGATGTTACGGTTGTTCTGGCGGTATTGTAGATACTATTTCTTAAAAACTGGGGGTCGCCCTTTAGAGTTGTATAGATTTCTTCGGATGTTTCAAATATAGTTTGCGTGTTTCTGTTAGTATTAAATGTAGTGGTTGTCGCAAATGTAGTAGTTCTGCTTGTATCCGTGACTCTACTAGTAGAACCTGTTGTCGCAAATATTGTAACAAACGCAGTGCTTGTAGCAAACACAGTAGTTGTTCCACGCGAAGTTTCTGTTACTCTCGAGGTTCCTTGAGAAGTATCAAACGTTGTTACAAACGCTGTCGTGGTATCAAATGCGGTAGTTGTTCCACGCGAAGTTTCTGTTACATTTGAAGTTCCTTGAGAGGTATCAAATGTAGTTACAAATGCCGTCGTAGTATCGAACGCGGTAGTTGTTCCACGCGAAGTTTCTGTTGCTTTTGAAGTCGAGGTTGCTTTAGAAGTAGAGGTTGCTTTGCTCGTAGACTGAGTTGTACCAAAAACAGTGTTAAAAGTCGTTGTGGTATCAAATAAAGTCGAAGTAGACTTAGAAGTTCCTGTAGTCTTTGAAGTAGACTTAGATGTAGAACCTGTAGTATTAAACGTTGTATCAAAAGTTGTTGTAGTATTAAACGTTGTTGTGGTGTCAAACACAGTCAAGAAAGTTGTAGTCGTATCATATGCAGTAGTTGTAGCATATGCTGTATTGAACGTCGTCGTTGTGCTTCTTGAGGTACTGGTAAATCTATTAGTACCAATTTGTGTTAGATACGTCGTTGTTGTATCAAACACAGTAGAGATAGAGGTATCAGTAGATTTTGAAGTTTCTTTAGTCGTATCTGTGGCTTTACTTGTTTGAGCACTGGTGCTTGTAGACTTTGTGGTCGAACCAGTAGTATTAGTTTCAATTGTTGTACCATATACGGTAGTTGTATTAAACAATGTAGTCGTCGATTTTGAAGTCGCTGTTGATTTTGAAGTAGCGCCAGTCGTGTCAGTTGACTTACTCGTTGCTGTTAATGCAGAAGTTTGTGTTGAGAAAACAGTTTGATATGCTGTATCAAACGTAGTATTATACGTTGTAGACGTTAGAATACCACTACCAGTAGTTGTCAACTTACTTGTTGCAGTAGAAGCAGAAGTTTCTCTGCTTGTAGAAGTATCTCGTTCTGTTGGCGTTGTTGTATTAGTGCTAAAGAACGTATCAAACGCAGTATCATATTTTGTTGTATATGATGTGGTTGTTAAGTATGCAGTCGCAGTATCAAATACAGAATTAGTTAATCGTTTCGTTGAACGATTTGTATCGGTGTAAATGATCGTAGCAGTAGCAATAATTGTATCAGTATTAAACACTGTTGAAGTCGCGATTGCTGTATCAAATACAGTAGTAGTGTTAAATACCGAAGTCGTAGATTTACTTGTTGCTGTTGCATACGCTGTCGTTGTATTAAATGTACTTGTTGTAGACCTATTAGTTGCCGTAGCAAATGCAGTCATCGTGTTAAAGATTGATGTCGTAGACTTATTAGTTGCCGTAGCAAATGCAGTAATAGTGTCGTACGCAGTCGTAGTTGTTTTACCAGTATCATATGCAGTAGATTTTGACGTTTCAGTCGCAAACTTAGTATCAATGGTTGTAGAAGTGTACAACGCAGTCACTGTTATAAAATTAGTATCAAATACTGATTCGGTGTACTTAGCAGTTCTATAATTTGTATCAGACAAATATTCAGTTGTAGTGTTTGTTGATTTCGAAGTACCTGTTTCTGTCGAAACTGCAGTTGAATATGCTGTACCAAGTGTAGTTTGCTTAAATGTATCGGTCGATTTAGAAGTATCTTTGTCAGTCGCATAAGAAGTTGCAACTGTTGTCAATACTTCGCCAGTTGTAAAATATGTCTGAACGTCTGTTGGACGCGACGTCGCAACCTTAGTGATAATATCAGTTTGTTTATTTGTCAGCGTAGTTACATCTGTGTCTAGAGTCGTGTCTTTGAACTTGGTATTGTAGAAAGTTGCAAACTCAGTTTGGAACGAAGTATCATAAATCGTGTTAATTGTAGTTAATCTATTTGTCATGTAAACAGTAGCAGTAAACTTTTCAGTATTTTTAGTTGTATCAGGAGCAGTTGCTGTTACTTTGCTGGTTTCGAATGTTGTTGAACCAATACCAGTTCCAGATATGGTACTGTAGGTTGTATCATATTTGGTGGTCGTTGAAGTTACATACGCAGTTGTAGTCGCAATCTTTGTTGCGTATGCTGTTAAGAATACAGTTGTTGTTACGCCAGCAGTTCGAGTGGCTCTGGTCGTCGCATATGCAGTTTGAACTATTGTACCAGCACCACTGTCTGTAGAGATCTTAGTATCAAACGTAGTGGTCGTATTTGTAAAATAACTGGTGACAGTGGCAGTTAATGGTAGAGTATCAGTTGTTATATTTGTAGCGACCAACGTGTTTGTGTTGTACGTCGTTGTCGTGGACAAACTAGTATTAAACTTCGTAGTACGAGTTGTATCAATTGTAGTATCAGTATTGTACTTCGTGGTCGTGTCAATTGTTGTATTGACCAGAGTTCCACCACTTGTATTGAAAACGGTATCATATGTCGTAGAATAACTTGAGTTGATAGCTGTGCTTCTAGAGGTGGCAAAAGCAGAAGTTTCTGATACTGTAACTTCTTTTGAACAAACGTAAGTCCAGACTCCAGGAGGAGTGTCGTTAGCAAAACTACAATCTTCGAACGCGAATCCTTTCGCAGCAGCATCTGCTATCGCAGCATTTTGATTTACAAATCCGCTTTCGCTGGCAAATGTTTCGTATGTTGTATCTGCAGTTATACTTGTATCAAACACAGTTGTTGTAAAGAAGTTAGTTACAACAGATGTTTGGAAGTTAGTAGAAATAACGCCACCACTTATAGTAGCGTAGCTGGTAGCAGTTGTTTTAGTTGTGTCAGTCGCATAAGCGGTGTTAAACGTAGTTGTTCTATTGGTATCATATACTGTAGCTGTGCTCTTAGTTGTAGCAGTTGCTCTATCTTGTTGACTAGCAAAATACGTTGTACTTGCGTAAACGGTTGTTCCGACAGCAGTGTCAATCGCAGTTGCAGTAGTAATTGACGTGCTAAATGCAGTTGTTGTAGATGTAGAAATTGCTGTTTCAAACGTGGTATTGATAGCAGTTTCGCGTTTAGTTATGAACGAAGTTCCGTATGCAGATGTGGTGAGATACTCTGTCGCAATTGTGGTCGCGCCAACAGTTTCTGTAAATCTGCTCGTTACAATACCAGTAGAGGTTGTAAGTGTTGTAGAGGTAGAAGTTAGATACTGAGTTTCTAGATAATCAATTAGAGCTTCTAGAGTTGTTCCGCGAGAAACTGGAACAGATTGAATTAATGTTCTACCAAATTTTTCCATACCAGCTGGGTGCCACAAATCACGAAGAATGCTAGAATATTTGTTAAACGCAGTAACAGCCTGAACTTCATACGAATATTCTTGGTAATAATAATTGTCATGAATATACTTGTCAGAGTTTAAGAAACCACGAGTAGATTTGAAGAATCCTTCGCCCTTACCCTGACCAAGATAATCAATTGTACCTGTTGCAACATGCGAAGTGTTGGTTACGCTTGTTAGAGAAACAGTCGTATTGTTTGTGTAACCAACACCGGAATTATAGATGGATACAGTAGAAACAGCACCAGGACCGCTACCAGAAACACCAGCAATATTTGCATTGAAACCGAGGAATCCACCAGCACCATCCGATATACGAAGTGGATAAATTAAATTATCGACGATTGATACGTTTACGTTTCCTTGATAACCACCACCAGGATTGACATTTCCTAATGTGGCAATTGTACCATAAGTGTAGGTGTTTAATACAAAAATACCATTAAACGGAGTCAACCAATCGGCAGCTGCGTTCGATGAAAATGCAGTATATGCTGGAGCTGGAGCGTTAATTTGAATACTTAAAGCATTAGTAATTGGAGTAGAAGTCAATTCAATGGTGCTTGTATTGCTTAGCGAAGCGATGTCAAAAGACGCGACGGTAGTCGGAGTTTCACCTAATGTTGGTGTAACTGTTTCTGGCGCGGTTAATGTATAACCCGATCCGCCATTTATAATATTAAAAGTTACAGCACCTCGTAATCTCTGCAAACCAGTTACAATGGCTTGGCCATTTACACCATCACCGACTACATTAACTACCTCGCCCAAAGAAAACCCAGGAGAGCTACCGAGTACTTCAATGCTAAAGAGCGAACCGCGAATTCTTGGACTATCTGTAACTTCGATACCTAAGTCTTCGATTACATCTAAATTAATGATTTCTTCATCTGCCGCAAACGTTCCGACGATATCTGTAATATAAAGAACATCGTGGCGCTTATCGTTGGATGAAAATACTTTATAGTCATCTACGAAAGCTGTCGCTCCAGAGATACGACCAGTAATAGTTTTACCGATGTATGATGTAATATTTGTGTTGTATTCTAACTCTAGATATCTCGGAACAAGCCACTGCGAGTCAGATGCACGAAGTATATCTTTTCCAGGAGAGTAAACGGTAATATCTTCGTTAAACAAAACACGGAATAATAATTCTAATCCGCGTTCTGTGCCTTTAGAAGAATATAATTCTTTAATATGTTTTTGTAAAAGACGCTTATCTGAAAGAACATCAAGCGGAATACCATGCATGTATTTTTTGCGGAAATAATCTACGAACTCTTCAAGTGTAGTATCAATATCGCGCCAAGTTGGTAGTCGACGAGCGTCGTAGATTACTTGATTAGTTTGTTCTAACCATTCAAAATATGCTCTAACAAATGCGACGAAAGTTGGTCCTTCTTCTCGATAGATAGAAGGAAACTGACTTTCAATGAGTGGAGAAATTAACTTCTCAAGGTCTTTCATTAGATGCGAATTCCAGTTACAACGACAGAAATGTCTTCGTTATCAATTAGTAGTATTTTATTTGTTAGCGTGTCAATATCAGCATTTTCAGTTCTTCCGTATATCTTAATGCTATCAGTATCGTAAGAATCAACAATTAAATTTGTAATTTTAATTTCGCCTGTTTCGTAGTTTACTGTACCGACATTATTATTTAGAACTGTGGTATTACCATTATTTATGGTGTAAATATAAAGAGTTCCAACACCATTGTCATTAATATAAGCAGTGTATCCGTCATAAACAAATGCGGTTGAAGATACGATTGGTTCGTGGCCAACTGGCAGAAGATATCTTATGTTTTCGTCATGTAATCGATTTTCAAAACTCCAGTTAGCAGAAAAACTAACAAGAGGAGTAGGAGTTATGCGCTTAGAAATACGAACTTGTGTATCGTTTGAAACGATTGATACATCAGCATCGTCAATAGCAGCAGATAGTTTAGAGAATCTTAAATCAGCGCCAAAGTCTGACAGATAACTTGTATTGAAAGCTGTGATGGCAGTGACAACGTTTGACACTAATTGAGATGTTGTTTTTGTCGTAGCACTTATATTATACTTGACTCGAGAAATGATATCAAGATACAAATACTCAGGATCAACGATTACTGGTTCAATTGATACTGGTGTTTTATCTTCTAAGAAAGTTAAGATACTTTGTTTTGTGCTAGAAGAAAGAATTTCTCCGCCAACTGGTTTAGCAGAGATAATAACTCTTCCGTATAATTTTGGAATTGATTCCTCGCCACCATAAGCGATTACAGTTTCAATCGAAGGATAATTTGCTTTGATCAAAGAAATAAAATCTTCAGCAGTAACAGCTCTGTTCTGCGCTGTAAATCCACGAATCGCGTTATAACGAATTGATTCGGCATCTTCTGCTTGCGAGCCGCCAGCCGAAGTTTCAGTGGTAGATAACAAGAATGTGTTTGAAGAAAATCCATCAGCCGAGCTGATAGAAGTAAAGGTTCGGCAACCATTGCCGTCTTCACCTGCAGTTTGTCTGTACGAAACAAGCACAATATTACCAGCAGTTAGTTTTTTACTAGAAACGCCATTACCGAACGAAACTGCATACTTGAATTCTTCAGCAGCTTGTACGAAGAACACTGCGCTGTTTGCATTCAATCCGAATAGATCAGTTGTTTTATTCCAAGCAACAGAAGTAGTATCCGTGGCGGAATTTCTTACTTCAACTGTAATTGATGAAGAGTCAACAGTATTAGACGATAACGTAAATGTTTGATTGTTTGCAGTATTAGCAACAAACGCTTCTGTCTTTATACTTCCTTCTTGGAAAGTAACATTAGAAACAACGTAGTTATTTGAACGATAGAGGATAAGTGTTTCATTAGTTGTAAATGTATAAGCAGTATTTGCGTCGTTAGTACCTCTGATGCTATAATATCTGGGCAGAGTAATTGTGTCTGGTGTATTGGCTGGCAAAGCAGTAATAGTGACATCAATAGTAGAAGCAGCTCGTGACCTTGGCGTATAGTTTAGTTCTTTGGCATGCGAAACGATTGAGTCGCGTAGTTGCGCGGTGTCCAAAAACATTTCGCTACCAATCATGTTTAGATACATCGCATTATGGTAGGTGTTGTATGCCAGAAGATCTAGTAGAACTGATAAGTTAGAGCCATCAAAGTCATAATCTCTAAACTCAGTTTGCTGGCTTAGATATGTCTTTAGGCTTTGCTTATAAGCAGCAAAATCTAGTTCGGTGTTGGTTAAAAATCCTTGGTTCGCCATTTTATCTTATCCTGTTTAGAAGGAACTCGACAGTTCCTACTTGTTCGTTTCTTACTAATGAGAAAGCAATGCTTATAAAATAACTGTTTCTATCATAATCTGGCGTAACATCAATGGTGTCAATGTTAATTCTTGGTTCATATCGATTAAGAGTCTGAATAATTGTTTCGCGCAGAGCAACAGTAGTGAGCGGAGTCATCTGTTCAAACAACAATTCGCTGATACCAGCACCAAGTTCTGGGTCCAGCAATCTCTCATATTTATCAGTCACAATTAAGTTCTTAACAGAACGCTTTACAGCATCTATGTCATTTAATCTCACGACGTCATTTGTGATGACATTTCTGCCAAACGAAGCACTAAAGTCGCTATAAGTTGGTGGTGACTTGATTGGTTTTTCTTTACGGAATGACATTATTCGCCACCGTTTCCGCCATTA